TGCAGTATCTAAAGCAGTGTTACCTAGAGCTACGTTATTAACACCGTTGGGATAGTTTCCGTCTAGCTTAATTGTGCCGCCGTCTACGTCAAGATTACCGTCGATATCTACCACGTCTAGGTTTGTTATGCCGTCTACGTCTAGATCACCAGTAACCGTCAGATCGTCTTGAACCTTGAGATCAACCACGCTTAACGAGGCGAAGGCATCGACCACTTTAGCGCCAGAGCCAGCGCCGTCTAAATAGACAGCCTTAGAATCACCGGGTGGAATAGTAATCGTTGCGCCAGAACCTTGCTTGATAATGATATTTTGAGAACCTGATGTTCCGTTTTCAATAAAGCAAAATTTATTAACAGTGTTAGGAGCAATAGTAATTGTACAAGCAGAGTCGAGCGTACCTGTATATTCGACGTATAAAGCTCTAACTGGGTCTGTAGCGCCATCAGCTATTGTTGATGTGTGCGTGTTAGCGTTGGTCGTGATGCCCTCTGTGCCGTAGCCTAGAGCCTCTCCAATTAATTCAAGGTTTGTGTTGGTTATTGTACCCCATGAGCCTGACGCATCGCCAGTTGCCATCTCATTGAGGCGGAGGTCATTTACATAAGTACTAGCCATATTAATCTATCCTTACTATTGCGTTGGAGGCGGTGTTTGCAGGAAATACAATTTTAAATGTACCACCAGCAACTGTAAAGTCACCACCAAAATCTAAGATTGCGATTGCGCCTCGCGCGTTTGACGATGCATCGCCAAGTGTTTTATTATAAATCAATGCGCCTCGCGCAGTGAATGTCGCTGATGTCCACGCAGGATCGGCGCTATCAAAACAACCAGACGTGCCGTTTTCAATGACTGTCTTACTTGCCAGAGCTTCTCCACCAGTAGTGTATCCATTGCCGTTGGCGACTTCATTAGATGTTATGTATCCATCTGTGGTAGCATTTAGTGTTGCGGAACTTGTGTAGAGTGCAATCATTATTGTATCGCTGTCTAAGTGCTGATCACCCAGCAGGACATCTTTTTTAAATAGTGTACTCATCGCTTGTGTAATAGCCATTATAAACCTCCATTATATTCTGCCGCGTAATCGCGTTGCATCTCTTGTACAAATAATTGCAGTGCTTCGTCAAATTGTGTTTTATAAAGCGCCAATGTCTCTCCAGCTTTGAGAAATGCTGATGCCTCATATAGACACGCCGATAGTAACACATTTTCGGCATTGTCGCCAACCCATGTGTTTGCGTTGCTTGAACTTAATCCTGCCTCTGGTGCAATAAAGTCAACTTGGTATGGATCAGTCGAATTTGGTGTTGGGGCAATTGTTATTGTAGTGCCTGCCGTATTTGCTGATTTTGTGCTGTAAAATTCTGGTGTACTTTGCAAAGTAGCGTTAGGCCAGTAATCACGCAGATATGAATCTACCCTGTGGTTAAGGTATGAAGAAACATTTGAGCTTATTACCGATACCTGCCTAATCATCCTCGCTGATGCCACTACATAGTCAGTAGTTCCAGCAACAAGATTGGCTGTTGTGCTTTGCCTAAAGCAAGGTAAATTTGGCAGGCGCTGAAAGATGATATCTTCCGCCTGCGCTATTATCTGATCTACAGAAGCTGTAAGTTCTGCTGAGTCATCTTCCAAAAAGTTTTGGATGTTTGCAACTAAAGTAGTGTAATTCATTTATTCACCCCATCCATTTATTCCCCAACCTTCTTGGCCCCAGCCAAGAACTTGGACATTTTCTGTGCCAACTGCGCCTGTGCCAGCCACGCCAGCTTCATTAATTGATAAGTCTAGAGCCTCTACGCCAACAGCACCTGTGCCAGACAATCCAGATACACCCTTAATTCCAATAACTGCGGCGGCTCCAACTGCACCTGTACCAGCAACACCAGCTTCTGCTAATGTTAGCTCTAGTAATTCATTGCCAGTTGCACCTGTACCAGCATCCCCAGTTGCTTCTGGGCCAGACACAATAAGTACGTTACCAGTATTACCATTAGCTGGAACGCCCACTGGAGGGCGAAGCCGTGGATCAATTGTCCAGTCCTGCGTAAAGCCAATATATATTGCAACATTCTCAGGATCGTTATCTGGTCTAGCATTAAATAAGGCAGTCGCGTCTACAACATTTTTAGCAGGAGTAAGTTGTGGATGTTTTGGCTCGTAGTCTTCAGGTGAAACACGCAAGCCATCCCAAGTCGTCTTCAATTTGGTATATCTTACCCGAAGACCACTTATATCGCTTATTGCGTAGGATTTTTTTCCTCTTGCGTATTTTGCCATTAATATAAATTCAGCACGGTAGGCTGAATCCTCAGACTTACGCCATCATTATCAGCAGATGACGCAAAGTTAAATGAACGCTCATACATTTCATTTAGTATTGTGAATTTATCATTTGCAAATTTTAGTGACAGCTTACTTGCCAGACCAGCGCAGATACAGTCGTTCCACCGATATGGAATGTCTGCGTCTTGATTTGATGCCGTGACATCCTCTAGCTGGTTTATAGCCCAATAGACTATGCTGTACGTTGATCTGTCTGGTATCTGCCAAAGGTAAAGAATTGGAGTGGCTTGCTTGTCCAACATATACTGGCTTGGCTTACCACTAGAAGTTTTATTTGGCAGTTGGTTGTAGTCAGCAATCGACACACGATTAATAATCTGGTCAGACGTATCTGATCCAGAGCTGTCGCGGATTACCGCGTCTAAAATATCAATCGTGCCAGCAGGTAGTGGGTAGGGCGCTGTCTGCCCATTCACCAATGTCAGAGTATTCTGAGATAAAGTCCAGTAATTAATACCTCTGTTAGCCCACTCAGAGAAGAGAAGATTAAGACTGCGCCGTGCAGATACAGCCCTATCGCCTGTTTGAACTTGTGGATCTACTCCGCAACGCTCAAACGCCTCAGTGATAATCTCTTCGATATCTGGCTTAAACGCTACGGTTCCTGAAGTTGCCATTTATTTCCCCTATGCGAAAAACACGTTCATTAATACAACTGTAGCAACTGTATATTTTACAGATAAGCCATTCTTGAAAAGCATACCCTCATCTGGAATAGTGTTGTCCACAGTTGAATTGTCTGTGCCAATAGTCTGAGCTTTAAATATGATAGTGCCGCTGTCTGGCGTACCATTAAAGAAATCAACTAACCCTGCCGTTCCAGCGGAGACAATTGAATAGCCTTTTAGTCGAGTTCGTCCACCACCAGCTACTGCACTAGCACAAAGCGAACCAGATCCAACTGTAATGTTTCCTGCGTATTGAGCAGAACATTCTACTGCACTAACTGTTACAAATAACTTAGCACCTGCTACTGCTTCAGCAGAACCAGTTGAAGTTATTACTTCAGTGATAGCATTTCCGAAAACATCTGTGCCAGTAATAGTACACGTCTTATTGTTGTCGCCAGTCCCTGCCGTAGTTACAGTTACGTTTCTAGCGCCGCCACCTAAGAAGGTAGTTGCCGCCATCGTTGCTGATGTATTTGGCCTAGCCGCTGTAACCAACCGATCTGGATCGGCGGCATTTTCGTCTGTTATAAAGCCAACTTGTACGTCTGTTTGTATGCCCATATTAATCTCCTACAAGATAATAAGCTGGGAGCCAAAGCTCCCAACTAAATTAATTACGCAATTTGCACATACTCGATGATGAACGTAAACGAACCAGCAGTTGTAGCATTAACAGTGTTAGTAATGTTACAGAAGATGTTTCGCGCCGCAGAAGCATACTGAACGGATGCAGGAGCAGTTGTGGCATCTTGAGTCTGAACAACTAATTCAGTCAAAGTTACGTTACCTAGAACAACTGTTGTACCAGCGTCTAAGATTTCGTCAGCCTGAGTAGCTACAATCTGTGAACCAGAAGAAGATGTACCTACTTCATAACCAATGTCACCACTTCCTGTTACAGGTGCAGTTACACAAAAGATTTTAATGTCAGTAATAACTGTATTAGCTGGCTGTGCAAATACGCCAATAGTTGGCGAGTCACCAGCAGTTGAGTTTACTGTTACGCCTGTGGCAAAGCCAACGTGCTTAACAAATTTATCGGTAACAATGCCCGTGGATGCAATAGTTGCAATGTCTGTATAAACACCAGTTGTTGCATTTTTTGATACTACTTGAAAGCCGCCTTCGGAACGCACTGGTCCTGTGAATGTTGTATTAGCCATGATAATCTCCTGTCGTGGCAAATGTCAGCCACATTGTGCGGCTGTCAGGGATGCTGGCACAATACAACAGGTCTGGACAAAAAGAAAGGGGCGATCCGAAGACCGCCCCAATCAAACCAAAACTAGGTTTTTAGATTATCCGCCTTCGGTGCCAAAGATGCCACGCCAGTCGGTGACGCCAAAGCTGTAACGCTCACGCACTTTATAGCGCACGTTGCCAGTTTCGAAGTCGCCTTCCATGCCTTTTTTCATGGCTGAACGCTGGAACATTTTCAGTCCGTCAGGCACGTCAGTCTGAACAAAGAACGCATCGCCGTCTGTCAAACGGCGCATAATGTGATAGCCCTGTGGCAGATAGCCACCAGCCTTAATCGCATTAATGTCGTTGTCGGCAGTACCTGTGCGAAGCTGGCTTTCCAGCAGACGCTCTGCAACAAACTGATACGCAGTTGGGATGATTAACTGAGTACCCTGTGCTGCAATCCGAAGGCCACGATCATCTTTCATATCCGAAATTTGGATAAGAATTGACTCAAGTGATGTTTCGGACAGATCAGCCGCCGTGGCAAGCACGTTGGACTGAATGCCGTTCTGTGTTGGGTGCGATGCACTCAACAATACAACGCCGTCACCACCATTTACACCAGCGGTCTGTGCGTTATTCAAGACGTTTGCAGCCTTGATTTCTTTGGTCGATGCCATCGACCGTGCCAGTGCCTTGGTGTACCGTGACGCCAAGCTACCATACTGACCATCCTCTTCAGCTTCCTCAGTGATTGAGAACGCCAAAGCGACAGTTTCGTGCTGGTAACGCGCAGTCCATTGCTGACCCGCAGAATCATAAGATACTGATCCACCTTCAGTTTTCGTTGGCGCTAGGCCAAATCCACTGAGAAGCAAATCTTCTTCGTATGCCTTTTGCGAGGTATTCGATTCAAAGACAGCTTCGTATTCTGCTGGATAGCGGTCGTACTCAAGTCCAAAGAGAGTGTTCAGACCCGGCTCTAGTGTTTTCGCAAAACTTGCTCTATTCATTGCCATTGTTCATACCCTCCTTATATACCAGCGACATTGCTACCAAGGACATGCTCAGTAACTAGCACCTCCAAGACTGCATTTGCGCCGAAGGCATTATCTGGAGTGTCATGTCGCGCAATGATTTTGCAGGTAGCAACACTTGCAGCCATTGTTCCGCTCAATTCAAAACCAGATTGGCCTGTTACAGTTGATCCTGCCCCAGCGACAACATCAGCACAGTTGCCGATATTTGTCTGAGCGGGAGTTCCCGCAGACTGTGCTTTATACACAATCATTGGATCGTCGTAGATGTACAGAATGATGTCAGTGGCTACTGTGCCTGACGGCCAATACTCACTGTAAACATATGACCCGTCTGCTGCGGTATACGATACCCCATCAAACACACCAATGTTATTAGTTTCTGTTGCAGTGTGAGGGGTTATCAAGCCTGTACTAATCAATACACAAAGATCACCCTTGAAGATGTTCTCAGCCAGTCCACTGGCGCATGTGTATCTATTCGTGCGAGGTATGTTACCGCTCATGTGACGAGTTGGGACGAACCCAAATGCGGCGTCTACATTTGCCATTTTTCGCTCCTATAGCGTAAAGTTTTAATCGCTCATGGCAGAAAGTGTTCTGCCGCGACTTGTTTCAGACTGTCGATCCTGATGGATCGGTAATCCACTTTGCCGCCCAAGCGCATCAAGCTCACCCACAACTGATTCATTTTGCTCATCGCTCTTGTTAAGGTAGTACGCTTTCATGGAAGCGTGACGTTCCTTTGGCATTTCGCAGAGGAGCATACCCTCAATTCCGATTGATCCTGTCCACTGTCCGTGATTGATAGTCGGAAACAACTTACTTTTCACAGTTTCAGCAGAGCGCGGCTCCCATCCTTCACGCATACGCTTGTATACGTTGTCTGGGGTGTCTTTACCCTGAATCGATGTAGCGACCCACCTTTGGACATAGCCGGGACGGGCTTCTGGTGCGTCCAAAAGTGATGGTGGTTTCCATGCTGCTTCTGGACGAACTTCGTCATCCCGCATGGAAGATCGTGATTGCTCTGCACGAACATTTCTTTTCTCAGACATAACTATTGATCCCTCTGTTGACGGCGAATTTCGGCTTCATATTTTTTGAGACCACGTTCGTCATTAATTCCAAGTTCCCTAGCCATGCGAAGTTGTTCTTGCGTCATACGCACACGATTAGTCTTTGAAGCTGCTGACCCGCCTGTAGTTGGGGCGACCGGAGACCTACCTTTTGGACGCTGCTTAGGACTTGGACCTGAGTTTAGCTCAGGAAATACTTTTTGTAAACGACCATTAAGTTGCATATAATAATCGTCGCTGTTCTTGTCGAAGCCTTCCAGATCAAGCTGCACGTCAATTGCCCGTGCCGCCGCTGTTTCTCGCTCAAAGCCTTGGGCATTAAACCAGTCATTTTGCTTCCACCATCCCATAGCCTTTTCGGGTGGCTCTGCCTGCTGTTGGCGTTGCGGTTGCTGTTGTTGTGGTTGCCGCTGACGTTGCTGCTGTTGCTGCTGACGCCCCTGCTGCTGCGCCTGTGCCACGCGCATGGCCGCTCTCATGTCGGCCATTTGCTCTTGGAAATTAACTTGGGCTTCAGTATCGCCCTCCTCAACAGCCGTGTGCAGCGCCTGCTTGGTTTGAGCGTATCGATCATTAAACTGCTTTTCAGCAGATTGCTGTGATCCCTGCTCTAGCCGCTCCAGTCGCTTTTGCAGTTGCGCGTTTTGCTCTTGGATTTGACGTGCCTGTATTTCAGCCTCCCTGCGCTGACCTACCAGCTTCTGGATGCGCTTCTGAACTTTGGGGCCGTAGTCTGGCTCCTCTTCAGCAACATCCACAGCCTCTTCCTTGGCTTCCTTAACGGGATCGTCAGAGATTTCTATTTCAAAATCTTCTGCATCCCCCTTGGCCGATTTGATTTCGGCCTCGATTTCTTCCATGATTTTGCCTTGTTCTGACATCTGTTCACCCCAGATAAGCGGCGACTTCAACACCATCTGGCAGAATTGACGTTAGTTCGTCATCATTCAGCAGAAGGAATTTCACGCCTTTTACAACAATTTTCTGACCAGCATATTTACCGTAGGTCACGCGATCACCATTTTTTGGTAGGACGCCAGACTTCCAGCGTTCCCCCGTATCACGATCACGATACGCAAGATCGCCCAGCGCACAGACAGTGCCGTGTGCGGTTAGGTATTCTTCGTTGTCTTTTGAGGTTTCGGGAAGCAGGATACCGCCTGCGGTCTTCATTTTAACCTGATTAGGTTGAACTAAGACCTTCCAATTCATGGGAATTGGTAATTGATGAGAGCCAATTGTTGCACTGGTTTCTTCATCCGTATATATTGCATCATGTTGATGAGACATGTCATACATCCTTTTCATTTAAGTCTTTTATTGTTTGTCGGATAATCTCTGACGCTTGCATTAAGCCTTCTGCGATACCCACATTTCTTTGGTAAGCCTCAAAGTCGGACATCCGACCAGAGGCCATACCGTCAGCTATTTCCAGCCGTTTTGTCTCCAGATTTTTTCTGATCTGCTGGAGCAGATCGCTGACTGTCATTCTTCACGCCTCCTGACATAGCTACGCCAGTAACGTGAATTGTAACGTCTTTATTTTCTGGCATTAATATCCCCTCTTCATTGCTTTCTTCTTAGTCTTCTTTACCATTTTCTTTTTCTTTACAACCTTTGCAGGTTTTTTTTTGCCATAATTCATTGTTGATCCTCCTTTCAAGAGTGATGAGAAGCTGGCTCTATTCATCGTAAAAGACCGAATTTCTCTGCGGCCTACTAATTTCGGGATTACGCTTTAATTCTTCCAAAGACATAACCCCCGCATCATCAAAATCACCAGCGGGGTTTTGCATTTCCATCAGCCTTGCGCGTTCTGAGGCTGTCATGGGCGACCCATAGATTAAGTCATCAAGCTGCTGGGCCGTTAGGGGCGTGTCTGCTTGTGATGGCATCGGCTTTTTTAAGACGCCCAAGGCACCAAGCGGATCAATATCAGCCCTTGGTGCGTCACTGCGGCCATACTGCCGAAGGCTTTCTATGCTATCTGCCTTCATGTCATCCATGACCGATCCGCTGCCAAAAACCTTATTCTTTAAACGGCGCAAAAATGGACTGACGTATGGATTTGTTCTTTTGGCTGTTTTTATAGCCGTACCCAAAGCACCAGAACCAAGGGCGGTGAATACACCTTCCTCAATCCCTTTTTGCATTCTGTCTTCAAAGCCTTCGCCTGTCGCTGCTCCATAAGCAAAGCCAACGCCACCACCAAGGGCTGTTGCCCCTAGAGGGCTTTTAGATACAACTTGCAAGGCGCGTGGCCCTGCCATAAACATTGTCGGAATTGCTCCAGCAATTTCAGCACCCAAAGCTATATTAGGGTTTTCTTCAGAGAATTTATTTATTTCGCCTTGCACTTGGGTCAGGGCATCGTTGAAGCTCACGCCGTCTTGCACTAGAGACCTGACCGCAGCCTCCATCTCATCAGCAGTGCCAAATGTCGG